TTGGTAAAGATTTATCTTTCGTTTCTGTGGTAAGAGAAGAAACCGTTAAAAGATTACAAGAGTCTGAAGTTGTAGAACAAAAAAAAGATAAGGATAAAAAAGATGTGGAATAAATTTTTAGAAATGTTAGGCTTTGTATGGGTTCGTCAAAGGGATAAAGATGGTAAATATATTCCTGACAACAAAAAAACAAAACACAAAAATGAGGCTTGGAAGAGAGTCTGGAGGTATAAAAAATGATGTATTTTTTAAATTGGTTAAGTGATTTACTTATTTCGTTAAGCGTTGTTATTAGTTTAGCTTCAATCTTATCAACACTCACACCTAGCGAGAGAGACGACAAATGGATAAGCAAACTATATGATTACTTAGATGTAATCGCTTTACGATTTAAGGTAAAAAAATAATGGCAAGAAAAACGGCTGCAGACGTACATTTAGAACTTGCTGTGCATGAAAAAGAATGTTCAGAGCGTTGGAAAACAGCTTTTAGTAAGTTTGAAGAAATAGATACAGATGTAAAAGAAATCAGAAATAAAATAGATGCAGGAAATAAATCTATTATTGGTCTGTTAGGTATTCTTATTACAAGTATGATTACTTTGATATTAAGAAACTTTTTGGCTTAATATAAATATTAGTTATGATTAATATAACCACTATTTATAACGGAGGGTCTTATGGCTTTTACGCAAAGAGTTGGCAGAGCTGGCGAATATTTAGCAGCAAGCTACTTAATAAGACATTTTGAAGAGGTTTTTGAAGCCTCATCTAGTTCGAGATATGACTTCCTAGCACAATCTGCAGAAGAATCCTACAAAATACAAGTCAAAACAACAGAGTCTCCATTTAAACACCATTCTTCAACATATGTGAGATGGGACATGTATAAAAAAGTTAATAAAACAAAAAAAACATATGCAGCAGAAGAAGTAGATATATTCGCTTTTGTATATTTGCCAGATAATGTTGTTGAATTTGTAGCAAATTATAAAGTAGGAAAAAAATATCAGAAAAAGGTAGAATATTTAGATGAAATAGACACATTAAAAAGTTTAAGAAAGTCTATTACAATAGTTGATGAGTTAAAAAATGCCGTTACAAAAACTACAGTTTAATCCAGGAATAAACAGAGAAGGTACTGCTTATGATAATGAAGGCGGTTGGTTTGATTGTAATTTAATTAGATTCAGGTCTGGTAGGCCAGAAAAATTTGGTGGTTGGAGAAATCTAACTAGCACTTCTATTACTGGAACTGCAAGAGCTTTACATAATTGGATTGCCTTAGAGGGCACTAAGTATTTAGGCATAGGCACACATCTTAAATATTTAATAAAAGAAGGCACCTCAATAAATGACATAACACCCATAAGGTCAACGACTTCCGCTGGAGATGTAACTTTTAGTGCCTCTAATGGTTCTTCTGAGATAACAGTTTCAGATACTGCTCATGGTGCAGTCAAAAACGATTTTGTAACTTTTAGTGGTGCTGCTTCTTTGGGTGGCAATATAGTTGCTGCCGTACTTAATCAAGAATATCAAATAGACAGTATAGTAAATGCAAATTCATACAAAATTACAGCTAAAGATACATCTGGCTCAACAGTAACTGCTAATGCTTCTGATAGTGGTAATGGTGGTTCTAGTGTGGTAGGTGCCTATCAAATAAATGTAGGCTTAGATTTTTATGTTTCATCGACTGGTTGGGGTGCAAACGCTTGGGGTGACGGAGGTTGGGGCTCTGTTGCTACACTAGAAACAACAAACCAATTAAGATTATGGTCGCACGATAATTTTGGTGAAAATTTAATTATAAATGCCAGAGCGGGTGGTATATTTAGATGGTTAGAGAGTGGAGGACTTAGCACTAGGGCAGTAGAATTATCAGGTATTACTGGTGCAAATTTAGTACCAACTAAGGCCTTACAAGTTCTAACATCTGAGGTAGATAGGCATTTGATAGTTTTGGGTGCTGACCCGTTAAATACTGCAGGAACTGCTAGAACAGGTGCTATAGACCCTATGTTTATCGCTTTCTCAGACCAAGAAAATGAACTAGAGTTTGAACCTAAAATAGACAATACCGCTGGTTCTTTAAGACTATCTTCAGGCTCTACTATAGTGGGTGCCGTAAAATCTAGACAAGAGACAATAATCTTTACTGATACATCGGTATACAGCATGCAATTTACTGGTCCGCCTTTTACTTTTTCTGTAAATTTAATAAACGAAAATACTGGGTTAGTTGGACCAAACGCTGCAGTAACAGCACCACAAGGTATCTTTTTTATGTCTTATGATAATTTTTACGTTTATAACGGCTCAGTACAAAAAGTTCCTTGTAGTGTTTTAAATTTTGTTTTTTCTAATTTTAATAGTGAACAAGCATATAAAGTATCTGCATTTACAAATACAAAAGAAAATGAAATAGGCTGGTTTTATCCATCTGAAAGTTCGCAAGAAGTTGATAGATATGTAATCTATAACTACGAAGAACAAGTCTGGTATTTTGGTGAATTAGTAAGAACAGTATGGCTAGACTCAGGTGTTGAGCCTTTCCCACAAGCAGTAGGCAGTAATACCTTGTTTGAACACGAGTTCGGATTTAATGATGATGGTAGCGAAATGACAGGTGTTTTTATAGAATCATCTGATTTTGATATAGGAGATGGAGAAAGTTTTGCATTTTTAAAAAAAATAATTCCAGATATAAAGTTTTTATCTAGCTCAGGTGGTAACGTAAATTTAGTGACTAAAGTTAGAAATTTTCCTGGTGATAGCTTATCTACTATTGCAACCTCAACGGTAGATTCTACAACACAACAAAAGCACATTAGAGGTAGAGGGAGACAAGCCGTTTTAAGAGTTGCGTCAAATGATGGAGACGTAGGCAATAATAACGTCGGTTGGAGATTAGGGGCCACTAGGATGGACATAAGAACAGACGGCAGAAGATAAATGGCAAAACTTTTACCTACACGACTACCAGTCTCCTCTGGTGAAAATGTAAGTACCGAAATATTTAACAGACTTGTTAGGATTTTAGAAATCAATTTAGGTAGTTTTGACCCTGTAAATACGATACAATTAACTACAACTCAACGTGATAAGTTGAATTTTCAACCAGGCACGCTCATATTCAATACAACTACGGAAGTATTGCAAGTTTTTGACGGGACAGAATTTATTGATTTAACTACACATAGGACGTATGTTAGTAGTTTAAGTGCGACAAGTTCGCTAGGTAGTGTATCAGTTACAATAGGATAATGTTAGGAATACAGAGTTTAAAAAATAAAGGCAGATTTGGAGATACAGAATTAGCTCATGTGACTCCTGGTGAGGTGGTGTTGCCGCCTAATTTTCTACAAGAAAATCCAAAAATCAAAAAAGCTATAGAAAATATATTAGAGCAGGATGAAACTTTATTATCAGAATTAACCGTTGGTTCTGATATGGCATCTATTAATCCTGAAACAGGATTACCAGAATTCTTTTTGAAAAAAATAGGAAGATTTTGGAACAAAAAAGTTAAACCAATAGTAAATAAAGTAGCCAAAGTAGCAAAGTTTGTGCCTGGTCCTTGGCAGTTACCAGCACAAGTATACGATACAGGTCGTGTAGCAATTAATGTAGCTAAAGGAGACCAAGACCCTATGGCTTTAGTTAGAAATCTAGCTCAATCGTATGCGTTTACAAATATAGGATTTAAAGACGGCCAGTTAACAGCAGATGCCTCTGGTACTGGAACAAAATTTGGGGGTAGGGCTAGAGACCTGTTTAGTTCTAAATTTGGGGGTGGAGCTGATGCTGGTACTGGAGATGTGGCCGCTAAGTCTCCTATTGAAGAAATGGGGGGCTCTGCATCAAAAGTAGCAGGAGAAGAAACTAAGAAAAATATTTTTCAAAAAGCACTAGGGGGTGGTAAAAAAGCACTAACAGGTATTGGCAGCTTATTTGGTTTAAACCCAGATACATATGAGGGTGACAATTTTTTCAAAGATAGAATACTAGATGATTTATTAGGATTAGTGCCTGGTAAAGGAGGAGTTTTTGGCAGTTTAAGAGACACTTTCGACCCTAGTAAAGGCGGGTTGGACCCTAAACTTTTAGCCTTAGCAACAGCTTATGGTAAAGCTACACAAAAACAATTAGAAAAAGAGTTAGGTGGTCTTAAGGATTATAGAGACACTTTGAGACCTGATTTAAAAGTGCAAACACCATACAGTACGGGTTTTGATTTAGGGTTGGCTAAAGGAGGATTAGCTTCATTTGCAAAAGGCGGACAAGTAGTTGGTGAAGCTGATTTTGCAAATGGAGGGCCTGCTGAAGAAAATAAATTTAATTTATTAATAAGTCCAGATGGTTTAATTCTAGAAGACTCTAATGCCGCTGTAAGACAGCAAAGCATATTCGGGAAAGTCATGAGAAGTTTAGAGGACATACCTGACAGAGATTTTGATGCGTATGTTGAAGCTGTAAGAAAAGGACAAGTAAAAGATGATTTATCAGACAGAGCGGTATATGTAGAAACTGGTAAACCTGTTAACGAACCAGACCCAAATGCACCTTTTAAAATGCCTTTAAGAACAGCTTATGATAATTATCCAGAAATATTTGAGTTGGCAGTTAAATATGTAAAAAAGGAAAGAGAAACAGGCAAAGCAAAAGGCGGTATTATGGACACAGATGAAGCATCAGAATTTTCTGAAGGTGGTGATGTCTTAGATATGAGACCAGGTGGTGAGTCTATTGGACCAGGTACGGGCACTTCTGACGATATACCTGCTATGTTGAGTGATGGCGAATTTGTTATGACAGCTAAGGCAAATATGGGTGCAGGTGGTGTAAAGGTTAAAAAGAAAAAGGGCGGTATTATGGAAATAGTGCCAAGTTTAGAGCCAGATAGAAAAAGAGGTGCAGACAACATGATGAAACTAATGAGATTTTTTGAGGGTGTAGCGTGATAAGAAAATTAGGAGATATACTGCAAAGAATAAAAGGTATGCCAGGACCAGTTGTGCCAACGCCAGCAAGACCACCAAGAGGCAGAGGATTCCCAGGCCCGACGTTTACAACGGACAGATTTGGCATGCCAGTAATTACACAAGCACCATTACCTAGCGATTTACCTAGAAGTATGAGAATTGCTAATCCAAGACCTAATGATAACTTTGGAAGTGAAAACGAAAAACAGATGGAACAATTCCGTAGAGATATGGCAAGCCTACCACCAGGAGTAGAACCTGGAGGTCAATTTTTTACAGGCCCAAATGGTGAGCGACTGTATCAACCACCTATGCCTAAAGTAGCACCTGGTATGGTGCAAGCACAAGTTATGCCACCAGCTATTAATTTAGATACTGGAGAACCAACTCGTACAGGTTTTTTTCCTGAAAAAACAATAGGATTTAGCCCCCCATCTTCTCAAGAATCTATAGAAACTGCTGTATTGAAACAGTCAAAACTAGACCCTGATACAGGTGCAATAGTAAAAAGAGAGGCAGGTGAAACACCACCATCAGAAGAGGAACCGCCAATAGGTGATTTAATTACAGAACAGACAGAAACTCCAGGCGAGCCTGCATCTGGAGTTCCTCCAGCAACACCTCCGTTAGACCCAACTCTTTTTTCTAACGATATGCCTAGGAGAGACCCAGTATTAATTGGTCAAAGGTCAGAGGAATATGACGTAGACCCTTTAGTAAGACAATTATATTTTGGTGATGCAGATACACCTGGATTTATTAACCAACTACAACAAGCAACTAGAGCAGCTATACAAGCAGATGTACCACTAGAACAAACTGCTGGACTAGCAGGTCTAGAACAAGCAGCTTTACTTGGAGCACAACAAGGTATTGGAGGTTTTCAACCTTTTTTACAAGCGTATGGCGACGCTATCGGAGAGGGTGTTGCTGCTGAAAGAGGTGCAGCAGGTATGGCAGAGCCTTTTTTCGGCGAAGCACAAAGACAACTAGGAGCTGGATTAGGTGGTTTATTGGGCTCTTTTGGGCAACAAGGTCCATCTGCAAGAGATTTACAAAGAGCCTCATTATTTGGATTTGACCCAAGGTCTGCAGGTGCTTTCTTTAATCCTTTTGAAGAACAAGTAGTACAACAAACTATTTCTGATGTCTTAAAAAGAGGCGAGATGGATGAGATAGCACAAAGAGCAGAAAATATAGCTAGAGGTGGCGAGTCTGCCTTCGGCTCTAGAGCCAAACTAACAGCTGCCGAAAGACAGTCAGCTCTCGCTAGAGGGTTAGGTGAAGCACTAGCTGGCATAAGAGCAGGAGGCTTTGAGTCTGCACTTGATAAAGCTATAAGAGAATCTGAGTTTTCTAGAAGAGCTTTACAAGACGCAGCTGCTTTTGAATCAGGATTGGGTACCGCTGAATTTGGAGCCAGAGGTGATGTATCTAGAGATTTATTAGATTTAGGATTACAAAAAACAGGGTTATCTAGAGATATAGGACGACAACTCGCTGCATACGGAGCACAAGTAGGAGCTTTAGGTAGAGAGCAGCAAGAATTAGGTCAAAGAGAAAGAGCTGAACTTATGTCTATGGGTGGTATTCAAAGAGGTTTAAGACAAGACGAATTATCCAGAAGATTTGCACAACAACGAGCTCAAATAGATAGGCCATTAGGTGTTTTAGCAGCTACACAACAAATGCTACCACAATATAAAACAGGCTATACTATATCTGTTAGTGATTACGCAGCACCAAAAGACCCAGTAGCAGGTGGCCTAGCTGCAGGTATTGGAGCATATACACAATTTGCAAATCCATATCAACAAGCTTTAGCACAAAACCAAGACAGAGAAAGAGCAAAACCAAAAGATGATAAAGATAAACCAGAAGGACCTATACCTCTTATAGGAATGGGACAAAGTTAATATGGACGTATTTAAAAGAAAAATGTTTAGTAAAGGGGGCACAGCAAGTACATATGACGTGCCTGTAGAGGATGCAATTGTAGTAGAAGATGTAGGTTTTTTAAATCCTCTATTAAGTACAAGAAATTTTACTCAAACTATAGAGGAAAAAGACGGCCAACAATTTTTAGTCAGACGAGAACCAGATGGCACAATTTATCAAAGATTGAGTATAGGTTTAGGTGCAGGCCAAAAGGAATTTGATATAGATTTAGCTCAATATGCACCAAACACATTAGACACAGGTGAGGCAGTCGAAAACTATCTTCGAGAAGGACAACTAGGGAAAGCACAACAAGTTGGACTAGGAGCTCTTGCAGTAGGTGGATTATTACTTACTAGAGGACTCCCTCTTGGTCTTGGAGCACAAGCTACAACAGGTGCAGGTTTAGCATTTAGAGGGAGACAGTTACTAGACTTTATGAATCCTCTTAGAGGTAAACAAAAAACTTTTGTTAGGGATGCAAAAACAAAAAAGATGAAACCTGTAACTGGGGGTTCTGAACAACAAGTAATTAAAAATATTAACGACCAAAAACTTAAATTAGATAGACAACTTAGAAGAAAAGAAATTACTAAAGAAGCATACGACGAAGGTTTAAAAAAATTACAAAATAAATATGCTTTTGAAAATCCTGGTTTTATACAAGGTCTAAGAAGTGGTCAAATCAGAAGTCCTCTTAGCAACGTCGGCGGGTTTGTAAGGGACTTAAGATTAAATCCACAAGCAGCAGTAGGATTTCCTCTTGGTTTAGCTGTTGCACCTACTGTAGTTGATTTTACAGCTGAATTAGCAGGTTTTGAAGATACTGGACCAAAGAGTTTATTTCCTGAAAAAGGCGGAACAGCGGAATTAGATAAATTAGCAAACGAATTACTAGATAGTGGCAACTTAGCACAAAAAACTCTTGCTAGAGATTATTTAAGAAGAAGAGAGGGTTTAGATGATGACAAGATTGAGGTAGGTGAGAAAACCAAACAGCAGTTAGTGCAGTCACCATATGATGTATATGAAAATCTAGAAGATGCAAGAAGTGCAGCTATGAGAGAGTTAGGGCCTAACAAAGAGTTTGTTTATCAAGGTATAACACACAACACAACAGACCCAACAAAGAAAAGAAAGATAACTAAAGCTAGCTTTTTAACAAGTAAAGAAATGTTTAGATTTTTTGAGAATCTAGCACAAGGGCTAGCACAAACAGGGAGCATAGGTCAAGGAATGTTATATGCCGCTGTTACCAGACCTAAAGCTGGGTTTATGAGTACAGAAGATGCGAAAAGAAACACAGATATTGTAGAAAATTTCATAACAGCTAGAGATGATTTCACAAGAGGTGAAGATAATTTAGCAAGATTGAACTACGCTATAAATGAATTAGAACAAAAAACATTTTCAGGTTTTGGAATTGGTGGATTAATACAACAAACAATACAACAAGGTGTGAGGGCATTTACTGGGTCGAGTACCTCTAAATATCAAGATTTAAATGACAGAGAAAAAGTGAATATCATTTTAGAGCAATTAAAACAAAAAGGCATTAGAGAAATTTTAGGAGAGTCAGGTAGAACAATATCCAACCTAGATAGAGAAATAGTTGCAAGAGTGTTTGGTACAGTTAACGTGTTTGATTCTCAGGCAGCTTTATTAGCAAAATTAAAAACTGTTAGAGATGATTACAAACGAACTTTAGAAAGTAGTAGAGGTAGAATTATAGCAGCATTGGATTACTTCCAAAGTTCAAATCAAAGGTCTACTGTACTTGCTGATTCAATTGGCTTTATAAACAAAGTTGCTAACATAAATTTAGACGCTTTCAACCCTATGTATGACCCTGATGATGGTGGTTATAGATTTGCTGATTCTAGTATTCGTGATGTTCCTTTCAGAAGAGATGACGTAGAGGACATGGAAGTTGAAGAAGTAGAAGAGGATGAATAATGCCCAAATACAGAGTAACTTTTGGTAAATCAGGCAACTCAGTTTTAGTTGATGCTAATAGCCCAGAAGATGCTAGAAGAAAAGTTAATCAAGACATAGAGGCAGCAAACGCAAAAAGAACTGCGGCACCTTATTTAGATGATGTTTTATTTGATTACGACACAGGTATAAAAGACTTTTTTTTAAGAACAGATTTAGGTAGGGCTGAAACTTTTGAGGAACGTGAAAGAATAGCAGTAAACTATTTTGGAGAAGACGGATTCATTTTTAACAGTAAGGGTGAGTTAGCTGCTACTCCAGTAGGACTAAGACGTGTGGGCCTTAGACCTTCCTTTGTAGAGTTAGATGACGGCAGTATTCTAGAGCAGAACAGAATAGTAGACGAGGTTGGTATAAGTGGTGCAGACTTTTTAGATTTTTCAGGTATAGTTGGGCCAATCGCAGGTGCCGTTGTTGCTCTCTCACCTCAAGGTAGATTTTTACCTGCAGTCAAAAGTAATTTAAGAATATTTGGTGATAGAGTGGTTAGACCTATAGCGGCTGGGTTGGGGACAGCAGCAGGAAAAGGTGCAGAAGAAGCGTTAGATGCTATACAGGGTTTTCAAAACCAACAATCAGAGGATATAGCTAAACTATTAGGAACAGAATTTTTGATAGGGGCAGTAGGTCAAACTATAGGTGAAGTTTTTGGTGCAAGTGCACAATATCTTATAGGTAAAAAAGCACCTTTTGCCGATAATTTTTTATATGGTGCAGCAGCACAAAAATATTCTTTATTAGATGTTTTAAAATTAAGGCGTGCACTTGGTAGAGAGCCAACACTAAAAGAAATGGATAAAGCTGCAAAAGAGGGATTAGCTGGTGTAAAAATTAGAATAAATGATAACCCAGGATTACCAAGCCAATCAGCTTTTAACAAAGCCATACCTGGCAGATTACAAGCTACTTCAGAAGTAGTTTTTGGTAACGCAAGAAAAGAAGAAACTAAGAAATTTTTATTCCAAGAAATGTCTAATGTCTACGAAGAGTTAGGCGTTATAAACGCTAAAAATTTAGAAATAGAACAATTACTTGGTAGCTATAAACAGGCAGGTATAACTCCAAGTATGAGAGCTGAAATATTAGACAAAATTGATAGGGTTAAACTAGATAAAACTGCAGCATCTGAAAGGTTATCAAAAAGGGTTAGCGACTTATTAGATGAGACTTTTGAAAAGAGAATGGACGCAGGCATATATGATTTCGATATGTCAGAGGGAGAGATAGGCAGATTAATTGCTGATGACTTAGTAGCGGCTAGAGCTGCGAGCCAAAAAGCTATGGGTGAACAATATAGAGATGTTGACGCCCTACTTTATACTTTTCAAGACCCTGAGCTACTACCTAAAATATCTGAGATAGCACAAAAAATATTACTGCAAGGAAGACACAGAATTGTAAATGCTAAAGTTGATAATGAATTATTTTCAGGTATATCTAAAGAACAGTTACTACAAATAGAACCAACATTAAAAGACGCTCCTGTAGAATTTTTTAACGTTTTAAATGAAAGGTTGCTTAGACAAGCACAATTTGCTGTGCGAGCAACAGATGAAGAAGTTGCTGCTGCTGCCTCAATAGGAAGAAAGTTTCCAACGGCAGAGGCACTTAAAAAGAATATCCCAGATGAGTTCATACCCGAGGAGTTGAAAGCTATGTCAGATGATACATTTGTAAAAGGTTTTAGTTTAGTAAACTTAAGAAACACTATCGGTACAGTAAAAGCACAACTTAATGCTTTCATGGGTATTAGTAGAGGCCAAGGTACTGAACTAGCACAAGAATTGATAGGATTATATGACGGAATATTTGATGCTATAGCAAACCCAGCAGAAGTAAGTGCAAAAATGTTTAAAGTTAATTTAGAAAAAAGTGCGTTAAAAGCAATAAAAGATGTAGGCAAAAGAATAAGCCCACAAGATAAACAATTAGCAAAAAAAGTTATTGAAGATATGAGAAAAGCAAATAAAAACGCACAAATGTTATTGGAGCCATTAGATAGTGATGCAGTAAGAAAAATTACTTATCAGGCACAATTTGGTGCTTATGAACTTAATGAAGTATTTAATAATTTAATAAGAAGAGGCAGCGGTTCTGACACAGAAAAATTTTTTCGAGCTTTACAAAATTATGATGACTTAATTGGTGATACAGGTGGTGTTGCAACAAGAGCTACCGAATTACGAACTATTGTCAAACAAAAATTATTTAATGACGCATATGTAAAATCTTTAACTGCCCCTGGTGAGCCGATAGATTTTAGTAAATTTTCAAATGAACTTTTAAAATTTATTGATAGCGACTTAACAAAAGCAGAAACAATATTTGGTAAGAATACAGCTGCACTTAAACAAACTTTACAACAATTAAATAAACTTAAACCAAACATAAACCCAAGTGTTTTATTTGACGAAATATCCAAATTTAACAAAATAAATGTTATAGATAAAGGTAGTGACTCTTTCCTAGACAAAAACTTTATAGCTGCTTTGAATGAATTAGCTGCAGCTAGCGATGAGGCATCTAAGTTTGCCTCTAACGCATTAATAAGAAAACTACCAGATGCAACTACAGATGAGATTGTTACTAAAATGTTTACACCGCAAGGTGCTGAAAATATACAACTGCTAAAAGAAACACTTACGCCTGAACAGTTTACTGTAATACAAACCAAAGCTATGAACAGATTATTCAATAGAGCGGTCGATGTTGATGCTTTAAGTAAATCTGCAGAAATACCACAGATATTTAATCATAAAAAATTCAAAGGTATTTTAGATTCGTATGGAGATGAAACATTAGACGCTATGTTTGGACCTCAAACAAGAAGAGCATTAAGAGATTATGAAAAAGCTATAGAGGTTATGGGTGCAGGAGAAGTAGGAAGAGGGGCTGCGGCAGGTACCTTAGCTGCAGCATATATTGCTTTAAATGCTTACAATCCAGCAACATGGGGAACATTAGTAGGCCTTGCTGCTGTAAGAAAATTATTTTCAAGCCCAAGTTATATTAAGATGATTGCAAGTAATGAAAAAGGTGCAATTTTACAAACTATAGATATATTAAACCAAGTTATATTGCAAGGGTTTACAAGAACAGTAGCTGGCACATATGCTTCTTTACAAGAAAGTGCAGAACAACTACTTGGTGACGCATTTGAAAAGACCACCCTGGATGATGAAGTAATTAGAGAATCTAGGCTAAAAGGACAAGAGTTATTAAAAGAATTTGATGAATTTAGAACACCTCAAAGAGATGTAAGTCAACTTCAAATAGAAATGCCTGAAATATTACCCGTATCAGACCTAAGTAACTTAGAGGGACAGCTCAGAACACCACAAATAGAGTCAGATATACTGCTGGGCGATAGAGGCATCATATAACCAAAAATATATTCACCCCTGTAGGTAAGGTCAAAAAAATCAAACAAAATTCAATACAGAGCAAATAAGAAGGTGGCAACTTACTAAAAATGGCATATGGAACATGAATTAGCTACCACCCTCTTAATTTATTCGTTCATACTACTTCTTGCTACCCCTTTCATTTTTTCATAGGTTCTCATTCCGCCTAATCCCAAAAGAGATAGAGTTAAAGTTAATAATCCTTCGGTTTGTATCTCTGGGAGTGGCACCTGACTACCACTAACAATAATTATCCAGTTTAAGATAGGGGCTAAGAAGTAAGACCACAACAACCCAAAACAAGCAACCCACATTATTGCAGGTCTTGCTCCAGAAACAAATATTGATGAATGTTTTGCTTGCTCTTTGTTGACTTCAATTTGTGCTAGATTAGCTTTGTGTAATTCTGTTTTAAGTTCGTGCTCTAGCTGTAATTTTAAATTTTTATCAGTTACAAATTTACTTAAAACTTTATCTGCTACGCCGATTACTGATTCTGTAATTCTACTCATTAAAAACCTATCTCGTTTCTATCCATACCCAGAGGTTTATCTGTAATACATTCTACCATATCTCTTGGTATGTGAACGTATGGCTCATTATCCTCTTCATATTTTGGTTCTGGTTTTAAATTCATTCTTATATCGTATGTGTGTTTATCGTTCCATTTGTGATAAAACAAGCCATCTGTCATAGCATACACAATAATAAATGGTACTCCTGTTGACCTGGTAAAACTTGCACCCTTGCGTAATTTTGCTACAGATAAAATAAAGGTATCATATTTATCACTTGCGAAAGTTCTGCATTTTACCTCACACCAAAAACACGCATCCTTAGATTCTATCCAATAATCTAAACTGTATGAAGTTGGTAATTTATGACAAGTAACATTCCACGCTCCCTCCAAATATCCTGCAACACGTTCCTCTCTCTTCTGGTCATCCTTAGTCTCTAGACTTGGTGTTTTCATAAGCGTCTCCTTGCTTAAAATAAATTCGTACCAAATATTTTCTAATAATTGCCAATATTGTAAGCACTACAACTTGAACAATAGATATAACAAAAGCACTATTTATCTCAAATAACATTAACACAACTATAGTTATGTATGCAAAAAACCAATTTATAGGCAACCCTATTGTTGTGTCTATAATCGCTTCTTTCATAGCCCTTGGATTAATCTTCATAATAATTTGGGTCTACAGCAACAAATCTTTTTGTTGGTCTGCCTTTACCTCCAACTCTTATGTCAATCTCTTGTATCTCACCTGCATTTTTCAATCGTTCAATAATTTCTTTGACCTCGTATGATTTCATTGACCTAAATAATTCATGTCTATCTACTTCTCTTTTACTAATACCCTCACCTCCTCTTGACCTAATAAAAGATAAAACATTTTTAATTTTGGATTCTGTTGCAGAAGATGCAACTTTGTCTTTGCACGCCTCTATAAAAAGTAAATCATAATATCTAACATAATCTATAGCCCATTTTGTTACGTCTGAATTTATTTCTTTAGCCGTTGCGTTTTCTGCTAGTGCACAACAAAGGGCTAAACGCATAGCTTTTTCTCTTGTTCTAGATAATAAAGGTTCTAGATTATCCTTTTCTAATGTGTTTTGTCTTTTAACAATTTCTTCTGCAAAGCTTTCTAAAAGTGTTTCTGACTCTTTTGAAAAGTTAAGAACTTTTTGTGATATGTCTAACTCACTATTATTTTGACCTGATGTACCAAACTCAGTTTGTGGTCTTCTAACATGATTTACCCAATTAATTATGTTAAAAGACGGTTTTATATATTTTTTTAACTGTTGTATTTTTCTAGGTTCTTTAGATTCAACAATTATAAACCTGTTCAAAAAACCATCAGCTATCCTGCCTGAGTTTAGTGCTTTATAGAAATTTTGTGGCACAGACATACCGACTAATGTTATTGCAGGTTTATGTGTAACTCTGTTCATAGCTTGCTCTTTAAATTGTTCTGGCACGTTCATTAAAGAATAATTGTCAGGACGAAGTGTACCGTGGCATCTGCCCCAAGCTTCCATTAAAGTTTGTATGCCATCTTCTTTGTTAGTGTTGCTTTGTGCACTTATGTTTTCTAATCTCTTGCCAAATTCATCCATAATAGTAATTTGCGTGGGCCTGTATTTTAGTATAGAGTGCACAGCTCCAGAACTCGTATAACCATCACCAACTACTAATTCATTGTGGTCAGATAAATTAAGCACAGACTCAACAAAAGTTTTAATATTTTCTTTGCCCTGTCCTGATTTTGCTATACCCATAAAATATAGTGATGAAAAATTATTCATATTAGTTCTGAAAATACGGCCACAAGAGACTGATACTAATGATAGTGCTGCTAAAATAGACAGTTCTGGTTGACTAACTTTTGCTATCTCTTCACAAAATTTATACATATCCTTAAGTATTCCTGGTGGGTTAAATAAATCTTTTGGTGGGTCTATTTTTTCTGTTGAGTTGACAAATAAAGGTGCTTTTTGGTTTTTTCTATCGTGTGTTTTTTTTACATTTTCTACTACTGATAATACTTCTTGGTTTGAAAGAGGTGGGTTATTTTGATTATTCCAAGATTGTAAAAAAAATTTACAAAAATCAATATTAATATTTTTAGATATTAAGTAACCTGCTAATCTTGCAGCTTGGTCATTTCTTGACCCCTCATGCACACCCTCTAATGAGATAGGTGCTGTAACTTGTGTTGTATTTGCTCTGCCATTTCCTGTAATTTTTATCCATTCTTTTTCAGTAAAATCAGGCAAGTCACTAATATCATGTAAATCCCATTCAGGAATTAAATTAGGCCTGTAAAGAGTCCCATTAGCATGTTTATTGTATGGTGCGATAATTAAACCACCCTCTCCACGAATATCAATATGTCTTTCTAAAGGTGTTTCATTTAATCTTTTAGTTGCAAAAGTAGTGTAATTTTGTGGGTTGTTATAATAATAGTGCATACCTTTACCAGTAATCACCCGATATGGTGATGTAGGTAAATTATTTTCTACCCAAGACATAGCCTCTGGCGTGTCTGCATCGACAACCAGAAACTCTCCACAAATTAGTGCTACTACTAAATCGTCACGGTTTTTAAACCATTTTTCTACTTCTGTTCTTGGTGGTCTTTCTGTTTTGTATTGATGCCATCCCCCCAAAAAGGCAGGTGGTTTTTTACTTTGTCGCAACAAAGGAACAACAGAAAAGCCCTCATCGTAATATGTAGTAGCTAAATCTAATGAAGTTTCGTTATCAGTTAAGGTCAGATTGAACACTATCAGCCACTAATTTAGATAGGTTGCCGTAAATGGACTCAAAATCTAACTTGCCTTCTGTAGCTTTGATGATACGTTTCGCTTGTGCAATAGACGGTTGTCTATAGCCATAACGCCAAGCTTTGACAGATGCTGATGAACAGTTAAACTCTTCCGCAGCCTCTTTCATTCCAATAAACTCAATATACTCTTTTAAAGTATAATGCTTCATTTCTGAGGCACTTTGTTTAACTTCAGGTTCTACATTCAAAATCTGTAGTTTGCTTAAAATACTGGTTGAAAGTATTTTGTTTCGGTAGTAATAGTTTGCTAACCAAACTAAATCTGCTTTTTTCTCCATAAGGTTCTCCTTAATTATTTACAAATAGTAATTCATGTTTTATAATTTTTCAATAACTATGGAGAAAACTTTATGAGTAATTTGCAAAGTCGTATCGTTGCACCCTCTGCGTTAGTAGAAAATCAAGGTGCAAAAATTCTTATATATGGTGCTGCTGGTTCAGGTAAAACTACTGCTTGTGCTACTGCACCTGGTAAAGTTTTGATGATTAGTATGGAGAGTGGTTTGCTTTCTATACGAGACCGTCAAAATGTTGATGCTATCGAAGTTAAAGAAGCACAAGAAATCATGGAAATACATGACGCCTTAAAAAGTGGCGAGCTTAACTACGATACTGTTTGTCTTGATTCTATTTCTGAAATGTCTGAGATTTTACTTAATTATGAAAAAGCAAAACACAAAGACCCAAGAATGGCATATGGTAATGTGCAAGAGTCTGTTACTAATGTCATGCGTGCTTTCAGAGATTTACATATGCACGTCGTATTTGTATCAAAAATGGAAAAGCAAAATGTTGATAATATTATGCAGTACGAACCAAAAATGGTTGGCACTAAATTAGGACAATCTATCACATATTTTTTTGATGAGGTGTTAGCTCTTAGAGTTATTGAAGAGCAAGATGACGAAGGCACTATTGTAAAAAATAGATGGTTGCAAACAGAAATTGGTCAAGGGTATACAGCAAAAGATAGGTCAGGAAAACTGAACTCTTTTGAAGAACCTTGTTTAACTAGCGTAATTAATAAGCTAGGTTTTAACACTCAACAACCAGTAGGTAAGGAGGAGAAATGAGTGATTTTAATGATGTCGAGTGGAGAGAGACCACAGGTGATGGTGAGGTAACAAAAGATGTTGCACCACCTGCAATTTATGATGCGAAGATTATCGTAGCAGAGAAATATAAATCTGCTAAAGGTAATTGGACCGTTCATGTAGTGTTTGATTTAGCAAACGGAACTTTTAGGAACCATAACGAGTATTATAGTTTGTGGTCTGCTAACCCTGACGCTAAACAAATATCAAATGAAATATTTACTCAGTTGTGTAAAGCTGCAGGTTTTAAACAGTTTCCAGAAGCGGTTGCTGATTTACAGGGAAAAGCTGTACGCTTGAAAGTTGGTAATTTTGAAGACTCTTTTCAAAATGATGAAGGTGAAATGGTCACAGTTACAAAAACTAATATAAAGGCTTATATGCCTGTAGTTAGTGCTGCTAACTCTGCCCAAGCCCCAAAGGCTGCCACAACAGAGGCAAGTGCACCAAAAAGAGCACCTACTTTATAGTAAGGGCGTTTATATAAAGAGCTGAGTGGTAACATTCGGCTCTTTTTTTTTGTATAAAAAATAGACAATATTAGATATTTAGCTTATTATCTAAAAATATCATTCATAAGTTCTCTCCCGAATGGTTAGGGGAGTGTAAACTCCCCTTTTTTATTCATCATACCAATCACCACAAATTAATAAGCAACCAAATTTAAAATACTTAATAAATAAAATAGTAGAAATTAATGTGAAGACAACAAGCCACTCTATTACTTTTTTGTTTGTGAACTTAATATTTTTATTCATCAAACCACCAAGCAATAAATATCAACCAAGCTATAGCTAACAAAGATAATATTAAAAGACTAATCAGCAAACCATCAAAAATAGTTTCAACCAATTTTACATATCCTGTAGTTCATTTTTTAACCTATTTAAATACCATATACATTTTTCAAGGTCTTGTATATTTTGTTGCTTGTACTTATATCTATGTAAATATTTAATAGCGGTACCCTCACAGTAAGCACGATAACCGATTGGCCCTAACTGTTGTTTGATATAATCAATAGCTTCCATAGTGCCTTGATTATAATGTGGTGGTCTGTTCACAGGGTCAAAATCCTCTGTTTTGCCATTTTTTACAAAAGTCTTACTAGCTTCGTCCCACTCTTTTGGGCTTATGCTGTCTATATTTTTACGTTTTTTCATCACTTTCTTCTCCTTTTAAATCAACTTCTACAATATCAGGTGTGTTATAAACAGACGGTTGTTTGCCGTTTAACACCTCTTTATATTCACCTAAATATTGTTCTAGAACTTGCCACTTCTCTTCCATATCAGAAGCTTTCATTTTAAAAATTTTACATGCGTAAGGATATTTTTTTTCTTGTGCAACAAAGTAGAAACCCGCTACTTTGAATCCTGCTTTTTCAAATCCTCTTTTGTACCACGCTGCTTGTAAATCATACTTATACTTTTTTATAGAAGATGCGAAAGCATTTGGCTCACAACTTTGTGTTGTTTTGTAATCAACTATAATAATAGTATCTTTATCGAATCCTGGTTCTGTTGGACATCTAACAACGTCAGCTTTTACTTTTAATAAAATATCATCTTCCCACCAATAAATTGCTCTTTCATATGGGTATGTAAAAATTTCAGGAAATTCAAAATCAGCAGGATGTAATAATATTTTTGCCTCGCCCAACAAGTTTTCTTTCATGGCAAAGATGGTATCTTTTTCTTTTTGTGTTATTACAGTTAATCCTCTTGACTCATAGTCTGCTTTTAAGTCTTTGTTATATTGTGTATAAGGTGAGCCAACAATACAGGCTACATCGTTATTGAAAGCTGACTCACCCTCTACAATTAATGAGTGTGCTGCAGAACCAAACTTCAAAGCAGAAGTCTGTAACACTTCCTCTTCTAAGGCATGAAGTTGTGAGTCCATAAAGTTTCTTATAACTGATGATGATACACCTGGACTATCATGGTACTCATTGTTTGTTATGTGCGGAAAGTATAGTGCCTCTCCCAAAGGTTGATGGTCAAAACGTATAAGTTCTTCTGGCAGCTCATTCTTCATCTTTGCTCTCCCTTGCTTTGAAAACAGGTACGTTGTTAATAATATTTATTAAATCATCTTGTGTCTCTTTTGAAATTTGTTCTAAATTTCTAAGAGCGAAGTAACTTTCTGCTAACAAATGCTCTGCATGGTTTATTAAGGAATCATCTGTTTTTGCAGGTAAATTTTTCTTATCTTTATTTATAGACATATATTCTCTCCTATCATTGAAGTATAATCTATCTTGATATAAAATGTCCACTATCGGTAATAAATATTACTGATTAAGGAGAATTTATGGGTAGATATATGCGTGAATGTTACGAAAAGATAGTCGAAGACCCAGCTAAGATAGAGGCATTTCAAAAAGCTGATGCTTTTGGTTGGGACAATCAAGAAGAATTAGCAGGACGATATGCAGATAATCTGCAGAAATCTTCAGGCATTGAATTGAGTGCAGAGGACGCTGCTGTTGAGATTGGTTATTTTTTAGCAGAAACTGGTTACGACCCTTATTGTAACGGCGTATAATTTTTGTTGCCTGTTCGGCAGTAGATTCTCCTTGCCATTAGAACAGAAGTTTGTACGGACTTAGGCGTCAGAGGGGCCTTAGCAACACAACCCTCTGTTTATTATGCTATCATATTTTTATATGAAAGTATTAGAGTTGAAAGACCACATGAAAGACGCTAGTCCTACTGAGACTGCAGCACAATTAGATAGTCTATTAAAAAACAATAATATAAGAGGCACAAAAAACACAGAAACAATAATCTGGATTATTAGTTATGCTTTTTCTAGATTAGTTCACGAAGTTAAAGATATAAATACAGCAGTCGGTATTTTAGATAGTATTATATCGCAATACATGGACCCAGAAGTTTATCAAAAACTTTACGACAATCCACCAGATATTAAGTAAAAATTGTTTTTGTCTGTTTTTGTCAACAAAACTCTGACAGCTGAAACATTGATGTTTAGTGGTTTTGGCAATAAAATCATTTTTTTCATTTTTGTCATAGTCTGGTAATCTAATTTAATATTTATTGTGTTTTTATCTTGACGCCTACAAAAGTTGTGTGCTAATCTTAGAATATACTTATAGGATAAGTAGGGGTAGGCACTAAAGTTAATCCAAATAACAAATCTATACTTTACATCTACATTTAGAAACTCTAAAATGCAAACATGAGCAAAGCAGACACCAAGTTCGAGCCTGTCTTACACACAGCAGAAAATCCACAGATAGAATATTTCAACCTGGACAAGAAACTAAATAGAAGACAGCAAGTTTTCGTTTGGACTATAGTCAATAATCCACAGATGAGTTATGTCGAAGCAGCAGCACGGTCGGGCTATAAAGACGCTCGGCAATCAGCGTATAAGTTAATGAAGAATGACAACGTATTGTCGGAGTATAAATATTTAATGTCGGAAGTGCGTAAAAAGTATGAATTGAATCACGATAGAGCAGTTAAGGATTTATACGATATTAGGGACAAAGCTCTGGAAGATGGCTCTTATAACGCAGCTATATCTGCCCAAAACAGTTTATTGAAAGTCGGCGGCTTAGTCGTAGACAGGAAAGAAGTTAGATTCGGTAAGATAGACATGATGTCTAGAGAAGAAATAGAGTCCAGACTAAAAGAGCTTATGGGTCAAGAATTATTAGATACTAGCGTGGAAGCTGAAGTTAAAGAGAAATCAGAATTAGCAGATAATTCATGGGGTCTGGGTGTCGTCAAAGAAGTCAACGACAATCAAGACCAAGATGTTGATGATGAGGACAACTAATTCAATCGGCATTTAATTTCACGCAATATTGCCTTTCAAAAATATTAACGGCCTCTTTGTATTGTAGTGGTTTTTCTTCATTCCAATAGCGTTCATTACCATTTTCGTAAAGCCATAACTTAAAGTTATCCAACGCACTTCTATTTTCGTCGTATGTAAATTTTTTTACTTCTTTTCCTTTCATTTCCTCTCCTTTTAAAAGACTAAGACTAACCCAGAGATTATACACTATAGGGGGATAGGGTTAGCCCTAGCCAAAATTGTTATTTTATTATACTTCCATACCTGCCCGACCTCAACGAGACTTACCTCTCCGTTCCCCACAAGACCAAACCACAACTGCCCCAACAGACCATAACTCAACTTGAAACACCTTGACAAACCTCTCCTAGACTGCCTGAACTTAACTCACCCGAACATGACGTAACGAGCCTCTCCTTGCCAAGAGTTACCACGACTGCCTCAACGTGACAGAACGCAACCAACCCCACCTGGACTGCCTCGACATGACACAACTGACCGAAACGGAACAGAACGACACATACCCCGCCATAACTGACGCACCCAAACGGAACACGACATAACTAACCCCGACTGCCATAACCAACCCCAACTTAACGCAACCCACCTTACGATACCACGACTGCCTAGCGACGCATAAACGAGTTCAGCTTAGAAATATGGGGACTGACAATCAGCCAAACTCGTTCAGCGTAAACTTTAAGCCAACTTAGGCGTTAAGTTAGAATCACGATTTGTTTTTTCTAACTTAGCCTTTTGTTTAGCTATCGGTTTCATAGCTTGTTCTAATGAGTCTTTAATTGTGCCTTGATAAACACCAAAGCTAATTAATTGGTCTCTTATATTTGACATTCTATTATTAAGACCATCAAATAATTCAAGAGCCAAATCCTCATTAGTCATAGCCTCAGATGTATCGACAAATCTTCTGCCATCATCTGTTTTCAAACTTACAAATGCTCTGACGGTATCAGGAGAAACCTGTTCATTCACATACACTTTTGCAGTAGCGATTAACATTCTAGCCTCGTGCAAACGCCACTTGTGACTAGCAATACTATCGTCCCACTCAAAAAATTTATGTAAAGGACTAGATTTCTTCTTAGCCTCTGCCAAGACAGTATGAGCCGATAACGACCCATACTTTTCTTTGACATTAGTAAGTTCTTGTTTAAGATTAATCTTCTTAGGTTTAAGACTTACTTTCATTTACTCTCCCATCAGTTTTAATTCTAAACATTCCGAATGTGCCATTTCTTTCAGGTCTCCATTCTCCTACACCAACGGTTTGACCACCGTGGTCTAGTAAATTAGCAACTTGTTCAAGTGTGACTCTATCTTTGTCATACTTAACAAGCAATTCAGCAGTCCAATCTCTGAACTCAGGTCTAAATCTTAAATCTTTACCTGTTTTCACATTAACGGGGTCTTTCCTGAGTATAGGTTTCTTGCTCTTTATAGAAACACACTCACCATCAGGAGCCGTCGGTAGAACAAAAAATAAAGTTCTAGCGTCTGTCATAGCCAAACCTAGAGCTTTACCTGCCCTTACAGCACATTGTTTAAATGCTGACGCTGGAAATCCAAAACCACCACCTTCTTGTTGATAAGCGGATTTTAGATATTCTTTCTTCGGGTCGATAGCAGTTCTTTTGGCATTGACTTTATTAGCCTTACCTGAACGCACATCTTCCATTTCTTTAATTAACGCCTCTTTCATTTTATTTTGAATTAAAGGAGTTAATCCCTCAACCGTCAGTTTCGACATAGCGAAATTTGGTCGGTTGATAACTAGGCTCTCGCCTATTATTTTCTTAGTCATAATTTCCTCTCGAAATTTAATGCACTCAACACCAACGAATAACACCCGTTATCCATTGACTGATTGCTCGTTTGTGTTCTCTATGTAAATTTATGTTCATAAATTATCTTTCCATCTCCTCTATTGTTATCTCGACACCTAAATCATCATCAGTTTTTAAAATGCTTTCTAACTGACATTCTTTCAGGTCGTAGTTATCCAAATGATAGAAAATTACTCCATCATTATCGTCAAACTTTTTTAAAGTCTTTATAAGGTCTTTAACTTTCATCTTCTCTCTCCTTAATTTCTAATACACTTACTGGCTCTAAAAAATAATCACTTTCTATCGTATTTAATACAACGTTATGTTCTAAGGGATTACCACTAGGACATATAAAATCATCAGTTGTATCAACATCTACAACTAATTTTATTTCTACTTTCTTAATGCTCATCATTCATCTCCTCGAAAATAAATGAATTAGTTTCTTGGATTTCAAAATCTTCAAGTTTTTCAGGCTCGTTGCCATCACCAATTCTTTGTTGATTATTGACTTGTAACCATTTACTTGGATTGTTAGTAGTGGCAACTAAATCTGTATTGCCGCAACTATCGTGATAGTAAATATTAAATAGTGTCATCATTCATCTCCCTTGTCCTTGATTTCATAACTCAAACAATCATTCTTCATTAACTCATTCAGATAATTGTAAACTTCTGCATCAGTTATTTGATAATTATTCTTACGATTATCAAACTCCAATTCTATAATTACTTTACTCATTCTTCCTCTAATTCAAAACCATGGCCACCACTGTCTGAGCTGATTTCATAAGCCTCTAATTCAAAGTCGAAATCAAGTTCTTTTATCTTATTTTCTGCATAGGCGATAGCCTCATGTTCATCTATACAATCAAGAACTTCTACATCAATTACAGCACGTTTAAAAGTGACACAATAATCTTTCCTTTTATCTTTACTCATTTTTCCTCCTCTCTTCGTTCTCTTTAAACATCTCTATAGTTCTATCAACTGCTGATAAGATTGAAGTTTCTTTATCAAATTCTCCTCTGCCGTCACCATCCTCTAATTGAGATTCTATATAGTTAAAAATCTTTTCTAAGTTATTGCTAGTTAGTTTCATCTTCGCTCTCCTTATATAAAGTACCATCTTCGTAAAATTTGTAATCGTTACCTTCTACAACTTCTAAAAAATTCTCTTTAGAAAAATGTTGAGAATTATCGGCTCTCCACAAACGTAACATTTTACGTTCTATTTCTTGTTTAAATTTGTAAGTAGAACTTTCATCTAAAACTTTATATTCTTTTTTATCTAATAGTTTTAAGGTGAATATTTTTAGGTCTTCGCACATACAATAGCCAATACCCTTATAGTTTTTTAACAACTTTTTGTAGTTTTTGTTGTCTATTTCTGCATAGAATTCATATTCAGGTGTTAGGATTATATAATCTCTGTAATCACCATCTATATTATCGGATAGTTCGTACTTTAATATCATGTATAAATTTTTAGCAAAAGTTTCAAAACTTTTTATATTTTCGTTGCCCCAAGGATTAGTGTTGTTGCTATCCAACCAAAACTTCTCATATATTTTGTTGCACAATTCATCATCTTTCTGTAAATCTTCGTGGTCATAAATTGTAAATTTTTTAGTAATTATCTTAGGCATTATCACTCCTTGTTTCTGTTTGTTCTTGAACTTCGTCTGCAAGTTTGAGTAATCTCCAACAAGAATGAGCTCTTTATCTCTCCCTAT